GGGCTGGGCTGTTGGAGCTCGCGCACCCAGTCAGTGACACCACCAGGCAGGTCGCTATCAAGCCACGCGCGCGCTTCATCATCGGTCTCTCCCAGTCGTTCGAGCGCCGCTGTGCTGGCGCGTATGTCTTCCGCGATGATCGTCAACGCCCTGTCACGCTCTGCTAGTGCGTCGTTCAGCGTTTGAATCTGCTGGCGCTGGAACTGTTGATGGCGCCTTAGGATCTCTGCACGTTCATCGGCATGCTCTGCCTGCATCGCAGCGCGATCACGCTCAGCACTCACGCGCTGCGTGTACTGATACTGAAATACAGAAAGGCCAATCAACGCAGCCAGTAGCCAAGGCGTCACCCCGCCTAGCAATCGGCTAATCATTTCAGCCACCTGCCAATGATCTTCTCGTAGAGTGCATCAATGCGGTCTCGCACCCACTCAACACCAAGAAAGGCGATAGCTGCGCCAATGGCGATGGCCATGTCTTGCGGCATCCCGAAGTAGCTAAGCAGCGGCATCAGGGCCAGCGTGAGAAAGCCGCACAGCACGGCCTCCAGAAAACTTTTCATGGGTCGCCCTCCTGCGTGGATGGCGCGCACCAGCGCAATCAGCATCGCCAGACCCGCCGCGTAGATCTGAGGCCACAGGCTCAGCACCACGTTCAGCAGCGCCTGCCAGTTGTTGGGGTCTCGGTTGGGCATTGCGTCTGGCTCTTTGATTGAGTGCATGTTGGCCACCTCGCAGGCGGGCCTCGTGGTTAGTCGATAGAAATGCCGCCGACTGCCTCATAGAAACGCAGCAGCTCATCGGTGGCTAATTCACGCTGACCATAACCAGCCCCCGGCAGGCTCGCCCAGATGCGGCGGCAGGCATGGATAGCCTCACGAATACGGCCCTCATGGATAAGGGAAAGGGCCTTGCATTGGCGGATAAGATGCACCGCGCCCAAGTCTTGGCTGGCGGGCGTAAAGTCGGGCAGGTCGAAACGGTCTGCCAGATCGTCCCATGTGCGAGAGAGGAACTGGTAACGCCCCGCCGCGCTGGAGTGGATCTTGTAGGCAGGCAGCCAGACCATCACGCGCGGGTGGTCGTCGTAACTGTCGAACGTCTCCCCGCCCACAATCACGTCGTATCCGTCATCATCACCGAAGCGCGGCGTGCCCTCGGCATAGGCCAGCATGTCGAGGAACGCGGCCACGTTGCCCGCACGCGTATCTTTGGGCGGTGCTGGCTCCACGCGCAGCAGTTCCGCCTCGTCATACCAATGGGCAGGCGAGTGAGCAGACATGATGACCTCAGGAAGAAAAGGCCCCGGCACGACGGGGCAAGGCGCACCAGGTGGCACGCAATGGGAACAGCGGAAAGCAAAAAGCCCCGCTGGGTGGCCAGCAGGGCTTTATGATGTGTGGCGGCTAGCGACATTGAGCGCCAGCCTAGAAACATAGTAGATCAGCCGTGGAGTTAATACAACATCTAGTATTTCAAAGCTGAGCGAGCATCAATAGAGCCACCCTGGCAGGCTTAGCCGCATCCTTGAGCGCCTGACCATTCTTGAATATCGGCGCGCTGGGATCAGGATTAGCCTTACGCCGTTTCTTGCCTGTCGGGTCCTCTTCGATGACAACACTTGCAATAGCCCCCATGGTTGCAAGCGACCCCATTTGCAGCATGCGCGAGTAGATAGGCAAGTGTTGGGCAATAAAGTCATAGGGCTTCGCCCATGGGGCTTTCTGCTGAGTCGGCATCGGATACAGCTTGGCCGCACGGATCAGCACCGCTAAGCGCGCACGCGGACGCAGCCGGGCCGCTTCCAACCATTCACGCGCAAACTCATGGCCTGCATGAATTCGACAGCCGCGCTCATACGCAATCGCCAGCGGCTCAGCGGCAGCGGTCCCCCCTCCTGGCTGTTCGCCTACGGTCGCGGCAGAGCTAAAAGGCTGAAAGCCGGTGTTTTCATGCTCGTGCCACATCAAGCGCTCCACTTCCATATCAAGCACACGATCCACAAACACCCGTGCCGCTTCCGGGTCGTGCTCGGGGTGACTGCTACGCGCCAGCGCTCGCAGATCACGAATACCCATACGCTCATAATTGCGCGCCATGCTCACCTCTTTCATCAATGCCATGCCCATTAGCCCTTCCTCCACTCGGTACCGACCACTGCGGGCCGCTCATCATGATGGCGATAGGTCGGCATCAACTCCACATAACGCCTGAGCACCGCCTTAGCCTCCTCCAGCCCCACCGCCAGCACTGCGCAGTAACCGCGCCCCTCTGCCAGCGCCAGCCAGTCATGCTGGCTGTCAGCCAGGGCGGCGGTATGCGGCGGCGAGGCCTTGAACTCCATGTACAACCCAAACCAGCCCCCTCGGGCATCCATCACCACCAGATCGCTCACGCCGGACTTCACCCCCTGACGCTTCATCGCTGCGCCAGTGCTCTTGCTACGCTGGCCACCGTTGGGAACGTGATAGATGGCGTCGTACAGCTCCCCGACCGGTTGACCGCGCATCTTCTCGCCCAGCAGCCAGCGGATCAGCACCGCCTGCTCGTTCCCCTCCCAATCAACAGGGCGCTTGCGAGGTGTGCCGTCTGCCTTTGGCTTGCGTGGGCGTCGCTTGCAGGCAGGTAGTCCGCGAACGGTCATAGGTCGAGCTCCTGATTTTTATCCCACACAGCAAAGCGGCGGGCGATTTGATCAAGCGAGGCCGCCGCCACTGGGTCAGTGGCTAAGCGCCCCAGGCTTTCCACGTCGCACTGCTCCTCGATCCAGCGGCGGGCGGTGTAATGGCTGTGAGGCCACCCGCTATCCAGCGCATCGATAGTATCCAGCCATTCACAAAAGCGGTTATCGTCTGCCAACGCCTTGGCGTGGTCTTCTATCGGGTGAGCGTTCTCGGTCACACCGCACCCCCTACTAACCGATCATCTAAACGCTGCTGGCGCTCCCATTTGCTGTAATCGGCCATGATGCGATCTAGCATTGCCCGCGCCTCGTCGTTATGGTCCAGCTCTGCGCGACTTTGAATGCCACACGATTGCCGAATGAAATCAACGCAATCCTCAGGCGTGTGGGTACCATCGGGCAGCTGGCGAAACTCAAGCGCTTGCGCCTGCCTGCGGCGATGGTCCAGATACAGGCCAAAACGCGGGTTCTGGCACAGCATCGCCGCGCGGCGGGCCTGCTGACCTCCCTTTTGGGCGTTATCCATCGTTTTGCTCCCCCTGATCGTCCATCCCCTCAACGCTGCGGCAAAACACCGTCACGGCACACGCGACGACGAGAAACACGCCGAATAGCATGCCCAGCAGGAACCATGTCAGACCGTCCATCGGGCACCCCCTCGCTGTTTACGGCGCATGCAGTGCTTGCATGCAGGTAATGGCTCAAAAGTGCCGGGGTCGCGGAACTCGCTGGGCGGCTTGCGGTACTGGCATTCCGGGCACTTGGGTTGCTGGTAGGCTTGGCGCGTCATGCAACACCCCCTGCCGGAGCCACGTAATAGCTCTCCAACAACGGCACCGATGGCAGCTCGCACTCTCCCCAGGTGGTGAGCCGGTAGCCTTGGATGGTGCGGGCCACGAACTGCTGCTCGCACAGCGCGTCGCACGCCACCCGCACCTGGTGCAGCGATACGGGCAGCTTGTGGGCATGCGCCAGTGCGGCGAGGTGCTGTGCATCACACGATGCAGAGCGCGCCAGCAGGCGTAGGACGATGTTTTGGTGGTCGATGGGTTTAAGCGATGGCATCGGCGGGCACCTCTTGATCTTGGGATTCTCCCTGTACCGCGTCCGGATCGCCGCCATCGATGCGCATCAACCCGGAATCCTTATAAACGCCAACCTGCTCGCCATTGCTTACCAACCAGCCGTCCTGGCCAGCCGCCCATCCGGCGATGCGCTCATCGGCCAGCACCCACCGTTCGACAGTGACAATACCGCCAGCCGCGGGACCTACCTTGATGACACACAAACACCCTGGCTCAATCGGCTTATGCATGGCCCACCCCCTCTTCACTGTGTGCGACTACGCGCCCCTTATCGGTCAGCTGCAGGAGCTGGCGGGCGGGCTTGTCCTGCGTGGTGCCCATCACGGTAATCAGATCCGCGTCGAGCAATTCACGGCAGCGGCCACACGCGCTGGAGAGCGCAATACCAGCACGGCCTGCAATCTGGTTGCGCGTCATCGGCCCGGCGGTTAGCGCCTCCAGCACCGCGTTCTGGCTGGCGCATAAGCGCCCGCTGCGACGGTGCTCTTGAAACGCGGCGTGCTTCACTTCATTGCCGCTCGGTTGAAATGCGGTATTCATGGTTAACGACCTCCCAGGGCGGCGCGTAGCGAGCGCATCCCTTGCTCTGAATTCATACGGGGCGGCATGCCCGCCGCTTCCGCTTGTTGCTGTGCGGCTTCGCGGCTGGCGCGCTCTGCAAGTTCGGCGCGGCTCAATTGGCTGTCGTGGCCGATCAACGTGCGCGCTTGCAGCTGCTCGCCTGCCATCAGCCGGTTAACCAGCGCCGTGTACTCAGCGCGGAACGTGCGTTCGAGCTTGCTGGCGTGGGTGTCACTGCTCCCGTGGGTCAGATCCCACCAACCAACGGCAGCGCCTGCCATGCGTACCGCCTCATGGCTCCAGCGGTGGCGGCTGGGCTGGTGGGCGTTCGCCACTACTTCGCGCCACGCCTCACCCTCACTGGGCAGACCCAGGTCTTCCGGCTTTGGCTGGCACATCGCTGCAAACACAACGGGTGTGGGTGGCCATGCCTCGCCACCCTGGCGGGCAGCGTCTTGGATCTGCTGACGCACACGGCGCAAGCCGATACCCAACTGCGCCGGCGCGAGGAACTGCAGCTCTGCCAGCCACGCACCGGTTTCATCAAACGCGCCCCACTGGCTGGCGAATTTGGAGCCGTACAGCTCGCCCAGGGCGTTGAACAGCTCGTCCACGTCAGCCGCCGTAACCGTGGGCTGGCTGCCATTCGCCGTCGAATGTGTCTCCCCCGCCTGCTGGCGCTCGGCCTTCGGCGGCGGCTCGCGCCTCTTGAGCGGTGAGACGACGTTTTGGAGTGCTGCTGCGGCGGTTTGCATGGGCGTTGCCTCCGGTGGTGGTCAGGGCGGTGTGCTGGCGCTTGGCGTTCTCAGCGACCCAGCGCACAAAGCGGCGGGTCCAATCGACGTGGGTGGCGGTGCGGGCTGGCTGGGCAGCGAAGTACTCACGAAAATCCATCAGCGCATCGTGAACGCTCGCATCCGGGGCTAGCCCACGCTGCCAGCAGGCAGTGGCGTAGGTTTCCGGCTCCGGTTCCCATTCCAGCGTCATCGCGGTTTTGCGGGGTTGGGTCAGATCGTCGGCAGCGGGTTCGCCATCGTCGGCTTGCTGGGCAGCCCGCTCGAACACGTTGGGTGCAGGCTCGCACGCGTCAGAGAGAGAGGGGTTTAGAGTCATACTGGTAGAGTCAAGGGGTGACACGGGTGACACCCTCCCCCTGTCACCGGTGACACCCTCCCCTGTCAAATTGGCACCCTCGGTGGGTGTCAGGTTGTCACCCTCCCACTCACAGCCAGATATAGAAGGGGTGTCAGATTGACACCCTACAAACAGTCCATCGACGGCCAAGAAATACAGGTTGCTCATCTGCCTGCCGTTCTTCGCCTGACGGGTTTCGACTCTGACCAAGCCATGCTTTTCAAGCAGGTCGATAGCGCGCTGAACACTGCGCACCGAGCAGCCCATTTCCAGCGCCATGGTGTTGATAGACGGCCAGCTAGCGTGCTGTTCGTCGGCATAATCGGCCAGCAACATCAGCGCCAGCCGTGCAGGGGCTTTCACGGAGTCAGGTAGCGTCTTGAGCGACTGACGCGCCCAATGCATAGCGTGAAGGCTCATAGCGCACCCCCAGCAGCGAACATGTCGCACTGACGCTCTTGCTCAACGATGCGAGGGCAAAGCCAGAGGCTCTCGATGCGCTTCACGCTGCCAAAACGAGAGCTACCCGACGTCGGCAGAGATACGCGGCGCCAGCCCGCCAAACGGTTGTTGTAAAGCGTAGATTCATAGCCGCTCACCACGACATAGCCCTTAAGCGAACGCACAAAGGCTAGAAGCTCTTCATGGTCTGCATGGCTCATCTCATGACGGTAATACCCAGTGCTTCCGCTGCTGCGGGTTTCCGGCAAATACGGGGGGTCAACGTAATGCAGCGTTTTCGGCGTATCGTGCTGCGCCATCACGTCGATGGCCGGGCGGCTCTCAATCACTACGTTGCGGAAACGCTCGGTGAAATGCGGGATAGCGTCGGGGATGCGCGCCCAGCACTTGGCCACATCGGAATGCTTGCCGTCAGGACGCGTGTAAGTGCGCATTCCAGAGCGCCCACGGGTAGCGCCAGCGCTGCCAAAGCTTGCCCAGGCGCGAAACAACGTACGGCGGGCCTGCTCGATAGGATCGGCGCACGGCACCTGGCTGAGGTTGAACTCTTCACGGGCGTAGGGCGTATAGCTGCAGGCATGCGCCAGCCGCTTAGCGCTCTCAGGATCACGCAGCACCCGGAAAACGTTCACAATCTCGCCATCCAGGTCGTTGTAGACCTCAGCGGCGGCAGGCTCTTTCTGCAACAGCACGCCAGCCGCACCACCGAAAGGCTCAACGTAAACGCGATGGGCCGGAAAATGCGCCAGCACCCAATCAGCGATGCGGTACTTGCCGCCGTGGTAACGAAGAACCGGAGGTAACTTGCTCATACCCTCACCTCACAAACACCTGTATAGAAATTCACGGCTGCGGTACCGATGCGATGGGGGCGGCGTTAGCGCTAGACTGCTTCTCATCGGAAGGAGAGAAAACATCTGGCAGAAGCTCAGCAGCCTTCACCTTGCCAGACGTCTTCTTCTCAATAAGAACGGCATAGCGTGGTGGTAGCGGGCGCTTCCCTGTACAGACCTGTGAAAGGAACTGGGGAGACATACCAATCGCTTTACACAGTGCAGAGCGTGACCCACCAAAGTGGTCAATCGCTTTCTCGATCATGCTTATCACCTAAAGCGTAGCTTTACTTATGCGTAAAGCATAGCTTGCTTTCGCGCCTATGCCTACCCCTGTCAAAATTAAAGCAATGCTTAACTTATAAAGGGCAGCGGCATGGATAAGGGCGAACGCTTCAAAGAGCGCATCAAAGAGGCGATCAAGCTGGCCAAGAAGAACGGCTATACCCAGCAGAAAATTGGGGAGCTAGCGGGCGTCTCACCTCAGGCTGTAGGGCAATGGCCAAAAAGCGGAAAAATTTCTAATGAGAACCTATCGGCACTAGCGCGATTAGCGGGCCGCCCGATCGAGTGGTTTTATGGCGGAATGATTGGAGAGTCGACAGCCTCTTATGGGGTAGAGAATATTGAGGTATCGGCGGCGCCTAAAATAAACGGCATGTGCCCAGAGATAAGCTGGGTGCAAGCAGGTCAATGGGCGGAGGTGTGCGACATCAACACAGACCCAGAGACTACAAATTGGTACCCACGACCACCAGGGGCCAGCGACAGTACCTTCGTTCTTCGCGTAGTAGGCGAAAGCATGTTGCCCGAATACCCACCAGGGCGGCTTATTTTTGTAGACCCAGAGCAGGCACCGCTACCAAACGATGATGTTGTCGCGGTGATGACCGAAAGCAACGAAGCCACTTTCAAGAGATTGATAGAGGAGCCAGGCTCAACGCGAATGCTTAAAGCGCTGAACCCGGCTTGGAGCAACCCCTACCTAGAAATCAATGGCAATTGCCAAATCATTGGCGTTGTTATCGCTGACATGAGAATGCGCCAGCGCTAGACCTCAATATCGAGATACCGATAACGGCCCGCCACTGAGCGGGCTTTTTTTGTGCCAGCTTTACCCAGCTTTATAAAATTATAAAGCTACGCTTGACTTAAAAGAAAAGCATTGCTTTACTTTACCTAAAGCAAGCGAGGGTAAACACCATGCAAACCACCATCGAACCAACAGAGTTTGAATGCCAAGGCTTCAAGTGCCGCTTTGGCCCCCGTAACAGTGAATGGCCTAGCCGCGTTCAGGCGCAGGTGATTGCCTGCATCGCGGCGGGCATGACCCATAAAGAGATTGCCAAGCTGCGTGGCTGTTCGCCCCGCACGATCAGCGCGACCTCTGCCGCCATTCTCTACTACTTGAACGCACACCGTGCCGCAGAAGCAGTAGCCAAAGCCATAGAAAAAGACTGGATCGTCAAGATCCGTTGCTGGGCAATTCTTACGCCATTAGTTACCGCCCTGCTCGTCAGCGGCATCAACCCAGACACCGAAGCCATGCGCCACCAGCCACCGGCACGGACGCGCCAGCAGGTCAGCGCCAGCCGCACGCCAACCCGCCGTGATGTAGGGAGCGTGTACGCATGAAACCGCGCATCGTGAAAAAGCTCAGCAAGAAAGCTCACTCCATATTTGCCGCCAGCCCGCGCCGCGATTTTCAGCGAACGGCAGAGCGCGTATGGATTGATGATGAATTTGAACCGGATTGGGTTTCGCGCCAAGAGCGGCTAGAAAGCTCAAAAAAAGAACGTCTGTATAGGCAAGCGCGGGTGCGCATTC